CTTGGATATTGATGACCATCAGGAGTAGAATAAGTTCTCCCAGATTTGGCAGTGATGCAATCCAAGTCTTTATATCCAATATCAACCGTTTCATGATTGAACTTCTTTATCATATGTTATCATTTCTTTTGGTATGTAGTTTATATTTATCACGAATCTGTATCGTGCATCTGAATGCGTAGTTCCAGAATGCTTTAAATTTGAATCAAATCTTAATAATCTTCTAGCTTTGCTATAAACTTTTGATCCATCTTCAAAATAAGTATATCCATTATTATCATTTACATAGTAAACACACGTTTTAGATTTAAAATCGGTATCTGTGTGAAATGGAAATTCTATAACATTTTGTTGATACGCTGTAGAATTAACTTTAACTCTAAGTGTTACTGCTGGATCAAGTTTTCCTATTATAGTATCAACTAAAGAATAAAAATCACTTTTATAGTGTTTCCTATTTTCGTATAACATGTGATAATATTGACTGTTCCAGTGCGCATCAAATCCATGTATTATTTTATCAGATATAAACCATGGAAAACTTTTTCCACTTAGTACTTTAAATATATAATCGTTAGTGTGTTCTGGTATAAAGTCATCGATAACTTCATAATTAGATATTTTGTTTTGGTTTTTCATCTTCATAATTATACTTAAAAATTTCTTTCACTTTTTCTGTAGGTAAACAAAATATAGCTTCAGGTTTAAGTTTAAAATTGTATGAAGCGCTTGCCTGTGTATATATTCTTTGATGCATTACCTCAACATATTGATTACATTGATCTTTAGTTTCAAATATTGGTTGTTTAAAAACAAATAAAGGTCTATCTAAAGCCATTGCATTTGCCATTACGAAAGATACTATTATAAAAAATTGCATATCTTCTCCTAAGTTTTAATCGTGTTACCTCTACCTGAATTTGCTTTAATTCTTGCAAGGTTATCTTTCCATCCTTGATCTGTTTTTGATAGTAAGCTACCTTGACCTGAAACAATTCCAGGAAATTTAAACACTCTTTCAGCATTATATTCATCACATATGGCTTGCACTTCGTCAGCTGGACATTCAATATCCCATTCAACGTGTCTTCGTTTTGCATCAACCCATTTCTTTAATGTATACTTAGGCAACTTGATATCCTTTCCACCAGTCAGGAGCCGGTCTTCCCCAATCCCACTTCGCAAAAGGTTTTGCTTTGTGGTAATAATTTCTATATGCTTGTACTGCATCGCCGGGAACCATGCAATCTGGATAGTGACTCATGGCTTGTACGAATTCGGTAAGACCGATATCTGGTATATTTATAGGGGGAGCAGCCAATATTGGACCAAGTTTCTTAAAAGTTATATGTTCTTTATTTCTACGAAATTGAAATTCTCTAGACATTGCAACAAAATGTGCATAGTGCCAATTGTAGTTTGCCAAACTTTGTGCAGTCCATGTTGTACATGGATGATACTTATGTACTGCAGCATAATACAAATCGTCTCGTATATCACCAAAGGCATAATATGTTTGCATAGTTTTACCTGATTTTGATCTACGTTTTTCTGGTGTGCCGTCAAGCATACGATGTACCGTACTTAGCATTTGTGCTGATTCGATAATCATTTTAGGAACATGCTTGTCACAAAGCATTTGTGCAGCAATTTGTGGATCTTTATCTAGTATAAAAATATTCATATTTCACCTTTAAATAATATAATTGTATCATAATTAAGACAGTTTGTAAACATTTATTTTTTTAATTGAATTCAAAATTAATCTTCTAATAAATTTGGAAATGCTTCTTCCACAACTGGTCTAGAAATTCCAGGGATTTTCTTTTTATTAATCATGTTAATAACAAGCTTGGCATCTTCTGGATGCACACCTTCTAAAATTCCAATAAAGATCTGTTCTCTTTTATATTTTGGCATATTCTCGCCAGATCCACCTTTGAGAAAATATTTAAAATTTTTATTTTGTTGAGTTAAATTTGCCGGATGCGCATGTGCTGGTGCTGGCGTATACGGTGGCTCTCCTTCAGGTAAACCCCACTGTATTGTGGAATCCATTGTACCTCTTATAATATCTTTTAAAGCCCACGTTTCATTTTCTTTTAAAACACGGACTTTATCATTTTTATTTCTTTGCTTAGCCATTTCTTCTAAGACTTCAAAAACATATTGTTTCATTAAATAAACTCCTGTACGCTTTTAATCAATTCATTACAACGCTTTTCTACTAAATAAGGAAAGACTTTACCTTTCTTACTATATAACGAAGCTGGATCTTGATCCATAAAATTATTTATAATTTGTTTTCTTAAGTCTTCTGGAGTTTCAGTAAGATCAATAAGTTTCTTGTTTCGACAATAATTTCGATACCAAGATGCTGCATATAATAATTCACCTTCTTCAAGATCCTGTATAATATTATCAATTTTCTTTTGAGTAATTGGCTTTTGTCTGAAACCTTCAACAAATACGTTATCATCTGATAATATATTTGGTACGCCATCACCCTTATCACCTTTAATAATATGTGTTTGTAAATATACTCTTGGATTATCTACTGATAATTCTTTTTTAAGAAGTGGTGAAAACTGTCTGACATTCTTAAATCTTTGTAGTTGTAAGAAATCTCTATCAGAAGATACAATCATAATTTTTTCTGGATTATAATCACCATTACGATCCGGATTCATAGTAACAATTGTGCCAATAACATCATCGGCTTCACAACCATCAATACGAATTACTTTATACGGAAAGTTTTCTGCAATCTCTTCACGCACTTCGTTAAGTATTCTAAAAGCTTCACCCCAGTCAAAAGATGATTCTTTTTGAGTTTTCTTTCTACTTGCTTTGTATTGTGGAAAAGCCGTCTTGCGCCAGTTATTTGACGCATCGACGGCAAGAACTAATTCGCCATACTCTTCTTTGTATCTTGTACGATACATTCTAAGGGAGTTGAGAATCATATGACGAATTAGTTGTTCATCAAACGTTTTATTAATTATTATACTTGCAATTGCAATACCACTGTAATCAACAATAATCATGTATATCTCCTCCAAATATATACATCCCACAATGTAGCTTTATTTATGCCACCTTTAGGATTACCACCATAGACAAAACCATCAATAGGCTTTCGACCTTTTTTCTCTACTCTAAATTTATCTTTAGTGGTTGAGTTTACATTTCTTACAATGGCTTTTACCATTTCATATTCTTGCATATCATCTGAGTTACATGGATTGAACCTGCCAACCCATGATGAACTACGTCTATTAGCTACTTTCTCAGTATTGATATGATCATACTTACCTACAAATATACCCATTATACAACCTCCTCAAAACCCATTGGCATACATTTAAATATCTTACCTTCGGCAAGAAACTCGTCGCCAACCATTGAGCTTCTAAGACCAGAACCGTCAAAATTATGATAAAGAACTTTAACATTATCGTTAGCATCTTCACCAATCTTTTTTGACCAAGAACCTGAAATGTTTTGAGTCCATCTAAAAGCATACTCTAAAGCTTCATAGACATCTTTACATGGAGCATTAACCTCTGCTGCCGCATAAGGTGTACCGCTGCCTGTATATGTAACTTGAACTGATATCATTATTTAACCTCCTGATCTGGAGTTTCGAGTACCGCGACATACTCTTTTCTTTCTGGCCTTTCGAATCTACCTAACTCCATTAGAGCATCTTGCTCATTGATGAAAGTACTAGATGCAACCAGACTACCATTTTTGAAAACATTGATTTTATACATATAAAACTCCCTTAATTTTTTATTTTATAGTATTATTATACACTAAAAATAAGGGAATGTACACTAAAAAATATACTTTTTTTGAAAAAAGTGATGAACATGTTAACTATATTTTTTCCATAATCTATGAAGAACATAGAACCAGACACCATTGAACATAGGCTCGACAAGAGCAACAACACCAGCTTCCCATATGCTTGCACCAGTCATCCAATATACAACATTCATGGCTATAATGATATGGCCAAACGTATAAATCAGTGCTAATGTCAAACTACTATGTTTTAACATATTCTTAATAACCTCGAATATTCCAGTTTGAAACTCATTTTTCTTTTTTTCTTTATTTCCGTATATTGCATCTTTCCATTCTGGACTCTGTCTTAATTTCCACAGCATCCAGTCATAGTACCTTTCTGGCTCAGGGCCAGGGTCTGGTAATTCAATATGTTGTCCAGTTCCTGTCATGTCTTGTGTATATTTATTCATTTATAAAGTCCTCTGCCATAGGAAATATTTTAGATATTGCTTCTGCACAAGCTTTTGCTACTTCTATACATTCTTTTTGTGTACCATTTGCTGAACGTAATTCAATAAAATGAATCCAACTTCTTATTGTACCATTCATATACAATCTTGATTTTGTTAATCCTTCTGGTAAGACTGCCCTCGCGACTTCTTTTGCAATCCCTTTCTTGAT